AAGAAAGGTAAGACTAGGGTGTATTATGTAGTGCCTATGGATCTATTATTAGTTCAGAAAGCATTGCTTGGACCTTTTTATACTTTGATGGCAGAACATGGAGATATTTTCCATACAGCAGTAGGCATTGATATAATACAACAGGCCGAAGAAGTATTCAAGCGTCTAGCTAAGATCAGTGATAAGAATTGGGTGGAGGGTGACTTTGCAGATTATGATCTGAAAATGCCTTACGAAATTCGTGCTGCAGTTGGTAAGATTATCCTGAATGTTTTAGCTCGTTTTGGTTATCCAATTAAGGCGTTGATATACGCTGCCTTTTGCATTGCTGATATGTTGCAGATTAATGTGGAAATGTTAGGAGATATTTTTCGTATTATCGGTCTTCAACCGTCAGGTAAAGGCTATACTGCTGAGGATAATAGTTTAGTCACCCTGGTTGCCCTGATATATTGCTGGTTTATGAATGAGCTATTGAAAGATAAGGACTTTTTTGAACTGGTTGGTTTGATCACTTTAGGTGATGACTCACTACAATCTGTCAATGACGAAATATCCGAAGACTATAATGCCCCCATTATTTCCAAAATGATGAAAGAATACTTGGGAATGGAATTCACAAATGCTGCTAAAGGAGACTCGGAACAACCCTTTATGGATCCAAGTGAGTGTTCTTTTTTGAAGAGAAGATTTCACTATAAACCAGACGTTGGCAGAATCGTTCCACTACTTGAAAGGAGTTCTTTATTGAAGACTATGTCCTGGTATTTACCGTCGACTGCTGGAGTGGACACATACGAACAACTGAAAGGAGCAACTGATTCTGTTGTAAGAGAATTATTTTTATGGCTTCCGCGCCAGAGATACACCTCTATGGTGGCTGAAATTACTGAAGCTTTTAATAAGAAATTCCCTTTACAACCAACAAGTTTCTGGACATATACTGAGTGTCTAGAACGTATATTTTCAGTTCAGAATTCTGAATCTGAACCATCACTTCTGTCTGAGTGTATGGTTTTGTCAAATTCTGAAGAGGAAATCGCTATGCGGTGTTATCATACACAAACCTCTATAAATAAGATCAAAAATGTACTGACATATTACCTTAAG